ATTGAATAATGATTTTTCTGATGTGTTTTTCACCTAAATATAACTCCGTCTCTGCTTTACCTCTCCAGCATTTATAAGACACTGACTCACTATATTGTCTCTCCGCGTGGCGCTTGCCGCGAAGACATGCAGCCATAGATTCTTGAATACGATGCTCCTTGATCTCTCCGTTTACAAACATAAGTAGGGCTATCACAGACTCGATCATTGTGGGCTCCCGTTTGTATATTTCATTTCACGATTTGCATCTTTTAATTTTTCAATATCAATCAATACCTTGTCCATTTGTTTACGTAAAAATTCTATGTTGACTTTGTTTAGTGCCATAGATTCTATGTGTGCGTTAAGTTTATCTGTAGTTTTATAAAGATCTTCAATCATCATGAACTGCTCAGAATCTGCGGGCAGTGATCCTAATTGTCCACGTGGCCATTTAATTCTAAACTCTGTATTCTCTTCAAGATCTTTCTCCATTATCTGTATACGAGTGTCTGCAACATTCAAACGTTCTATGATTTGAAAGTAACCCATGGTGCCGAGTGCCACGATGATGATCAAAGAGGCAACCGTTTTCATAGGCATTTGGACAGCTGCCTCTTCAGATATGTTGAGTGGTTTTTTAGACATAAATTATTTTGTGAATAACCACTTTACGAATTTTCTCCAGGGCCAACAAATTATGTCCCAAATTTTGCAACAAATTTTTTTACATTTATCAATCATTTTTTTTCTCCTCTATTTCATAAAACATATTATCGGTGTCTTCTGTCACCCAATCTTTTCCTTCAACATCCCAATAGGTTGTTTGCACTTTATAATCTGGCCATGAATTATCTGTCGTATAATTATTAACATGCCAAATTATTCTATTGTTTGGTTGAGCTGCATAATTACCGTTATCTAACGCTATTATGTGTGCACACTTGTGCTCTTGCGGAATTTCAGAATGTTCCGTGTTTAGTATATTAGTCTCTGGATGCGCCCAGTCAATAGTAAAAAGATATTGTCCTCCGTAGAATTTTTTATCTTTTCCTCTAAATTTTCCGTCTATACCAGCCAAGAAATCAAAGCAATGAACACTAGGCCAATAGCTGAAACAGTTCCACAACTGAAGCTGGTCAACTGACATATCTTGCACTTCGGATCTAGAAAAACGTTTTTGGAAAAACGCTGAGATAGGCAGACGCCAAAAGCACGCACCGTTGGGTAACATGATATTAAAAAGGAGCGCACGTCCTGAGATCGAAGTAACCCCAAAGACCACGCAGTCTTCAGAATCTTTAGAATAGTTTTTGTCCAAATCATACAGATACTCCTTCCTTACTTTGCAATAGATAGGTGGTATGTTTGCGTTTAAATAAGCCATAAATCCTCATTTTATTTCACCCCAGCTAGGTCCTGATTCATAATCAACTTTATTAGGAACCTCCAAATCTACTGCATGTTCCATAATGTCTTTTATTTTATCAGCATGTGAATCTGATTCAATAGAAAAATCTAACTCATCATGTACCTGAACGTGGGCTAAAATATTTTCTTTGTGCAATTCAACCATAGCTTTTTTGGTCATGTCTGCTGCACTTCCTTGGATTAATTTATTCAAAGCTTTATATGTAAAAGCTCTTCTTGTATCGTTATTGTGCCAATAATTTTTTTTACCTGTATCTTTTCCTTCTGAGTCTAAAATAGTTGGACCCATTTTTTGTAGTTCTAACATTCTCTCATGATCTTCTGCAGGTACAAATGTACCCCAATCAGAACCTTTTAATATAGGTTCATATTTAGGAAAGCGGCAACGTCTATCCAATAAAGTTTTTACTTGTCCTTTATCTTGTGCCTTTTTCATAGACTTATTCATTAGTTGTTTTACAAACGGAACTTTTGCATGGTATTTAGAAAATAATTCTTCTGCTTTTTCTTTTGTTACACCAAGCTCTGCCTGTAGTTTAGCTTTACCCATACCATAAAATAATCCTAAATTAATTACTTTCGCTTGCGATCTTGGTATGTCTGCCATCTCTGCAACTATTTTGTGAAAGTCTGTTGAAGGGTCATTGTCGTAAGAATCTGCAATTGTATTTACAGAATTTAATTCAAATTTTAATGCATAGTGTGCTACAAGCCTTGGTTCCTGTTGCGAGTAATCAAAGCAACCCCACTTGCAGTTTTTATCTGGAATAAATAATGATCGAATCATGGGGCCTGTTACTGGATCCCTGGCAGGTATCTGCTGCAAGTTTGGATTTGAATAACTAAATCTTCCTGTAACTGTTCCTCCATCATCAGATCTAATTTGATTTATATCTGCATGTATTCTTCCACAATATTCATGTTCTAAGATAGTATCTATAAAAGTAGTTCTGACCTTGTTTATTTTTCTAGCTTCTGCTATTAATTGAACTGTTGGATTTTCGTGATTAGTAATAAAATTTTTTGTAAATGATGGTGAATCTGTTTTTTCAGTTCTGGAGTATTCTAAACCAAGGTTGTCAAAAACTTTGGCAATTGATCTTGCTGCCCATATTTGAACGTCTATGTTACTTTCTCTTTTTATTTTGCTCAGTAACATTTCTTCTTGTAATTGTAACCTTCGTTTCAATTCGTGGGCTTTGCTCACGTCCACTTTCACTCCAAGAAATCTCATGTCAACAAGACAAGGAAACAAATTAGTTTCCAAATCAAATATTTTTTGTAAATTTTCTTCTTGAATTATTTTTTTAAATAATTGCCAAAGTTGTAATGTTAACTGTGCATCTTTTTCTGCATACTCTCCAACCTCCATAGCAGGTAACTTCCACATATCTGCTTTTGGATCAAGTCCTCTGGATTTTGCAGCTTCAATTAATCTAGATTCATTTTTACCTTGTTTTAAATAGTGCCATGACAAAGTATTTAAAGTATATGAGTATCTATTTTCATCAATTAAAGATGCAGCAATCATAGTATCTTTTATTAAACCGTTGATTTTTATACCTAATTTACGTATCCAACATACATCATACATAGCGTTGTGAAATATTTTTACTGAAGGTAATGCACAAATATTTGTAAACCATTCAATAACTTTTTTTCTATCCATGTTAGGCCCTTGTCCATGTGCTATTGGATAATAACCTTTCCAAGTTCCTGCAGCCACGGCTATACCAACTATTTCACCATTACCTATAACAGACCCTGATCCTTTTTTCTTAAGATCTGGATCTCTTGTTTCTAAGTCAATTGCTATCTCATCGTATTTACTTAAATCTGGAAATTCTTTTGGCGGTAGCCATTCTGTTTGTGGTAATATCATTAGTAACTAACCCAAATCACCCAAGTTACAGCAAGTATAAACATTATTAAAAGCGTGTGATTACCTAAATTCCAATAACTACTACTCACTGTTTTATTTTTTGGGTCTATAAATTTTTCTTTAAAACTTTTACTCATTCTAAATCATCAAACCTTTTAGGTTTAATATCCCCTTTCATTATTTTTTTGATAATAAAAAATGCAATGATTGCAGCTATCGTTAATGCTGTAACACTTATCAATAACATTCCAAAACCATCTGCAGCTGTCATTTTTTGTCTTTCAATTTTTTTATTTCTAAATCACAATAATGTTTAATTTTCTCTAGATCCTCTATACCATTTTTGTGTAAATATCTACAAACATATTTCACAACGTTGCCCTGGAAGAATGATAAATCATTCTTTGAAATAAATTCATACGGCTGTATTTTAAATTTTTTATAATGTGATCCTCCAACTTGTCTATCTTGTGGAAACACATCGTTAAATATATCTTTAGTTGTCAAGTTTATACCCCTTTCTTTTTATTCTTGCTTTTAATTTATATAAATTATTTCTGGCACGGGTTACACCCACATACCAAACTTTATGTTCTTCATCTTGTTTGTCTTCACTTTTTTTAATTGCTCGTATTATTTTATCGCCCATGTCTAAACAAAGAATAACATTATCTTCTTCTCCACCTTTTGCTGCATGTATAGTTGATAGCCATATCCTCGCAGGTTTTTCTAAATCTTCTCCTGATTCTAGGAGCCCAAGTAAATAATCTTTGTCTTCTTGTTCTACATTTTGAAAAGAATCATACCAATCTTTTTTAATATCCACTTTGATTCCAGAATATTCTTCTACTTCTTTCATATCCTTCTCTTCTAATTTGTATCCTTTTTGTAATAGATTATAATTTTTAATAGCTTTAAATAATCTTTTCTTAATACTTTTTCCCCTATTACTTTCAAAATACAAGTTATTCTTTTTTAAATAATCCTCTATTTTTAATAGTCTAGAGACAGTTCTAGTTAATATTAACCATTTTCCTTTGGATAAGTCAATTTGATCTAAGTTTGCAATCTCTTCGCATATACCATCAAAATCCCTTGAATAATATTTTTTAATTTTTCTAGGTCCTACGATATTCTCTATACATAATTGAGATTGTTCTTGCACTGCCCTGGATATTCTTTTTGAATATATTAATACTTTCTCTTTCGCAGGTTCATTTATAAATCTATTTACATCAGCCCCTGCCCAGGCGAATATAGCTTGGTCATCATCTCCTGCAAGGTAAATGTCTTTACTTTTTTGTTTTAAAATATCGTACAATTTCCACTGCAGTGGAGATAAATCCTGTGCCTCATCTATAAATACCACATCAAATTCAGGTATCTTATTTTGCTTTTTTATTAAAAGTTCAATCATGTCATTGAAGTCCATCATTTTTTTCTTATCTTTATATTCCAGATAATTAGAATAAATGTGTTCTAACATAGTCCAGTCCTCAACTTCTTTTGAGTTATGTTCTCCTCTGTCAAACTCTTCTCTTATATCAACACACCTGTTTATAGATCTATGTATTAATTGAAAATATGGATTATCGCAGGTCAGAAAATGTGTTTCCTCTTTGTTGTACCTATCATAATAGTTAACTTTAACATTTAAATCTTTTCCAAATTTTTCATAGTGATAAGGCTGCATTATATCCTCTTCTTTTAAATCTAATAAATTAAATGCAAAAGAATGTAACGTTTGAAAATACAAAAGTTTGTTATCATCTGCTGGCATTCTTTTTCTAGCTTCTTCTGCAGCTTTTCTTGTGAAAGCAAAGTATCCTATTTTGTTTAAGGGTGTTTTAATTTTAACATAAGCTTTAGCTCTACTTATTAATTTGTGAGTTTTACCTGTCCCTGGAGGACCAAAATATTTGTATATCATATAATCTCATCTTCATCCTCGAAGTCTATTATCTCTTTAATATTTTTTCTTTCTTCAAATATATAAAGAGGTATTCTTAAAACTTTGATTGGAGGAAAATATTCTCCGTTTGAATTCTTTCCTGGAAACCTTTTTGGTTTATTAAATAAAGCTTTTTGATCTTTGCTTTCACTTTTAAATAATTCTTTTATCATGTATGATGTTCTTTGTGGATCTATTTTCCATTCTCTAGTTTTTAGTTCAGCATAAAATTCATCATAAACAAACCATGCATATTGATCGTCTGTCAGTGGTTTACCACTTTCAAAAGATTTATATGTAGTTGCTTTTGGCCCATAGATATATTTTTCCAAATGTTTCTTTAACATATCTGTAGGGCTTGTCCCCGCTGCAGGCTCTATTGTTTCAACCTTTTCTTTATCAAATAACATCTTCATGATTTCTATAAAATCATTTCCTTTTATATTTGGTGGAACAATAAAAGCTTGTTCCATTAATAATGCTCTCAATGCTTTTTGACTTTCTAACTTGTAAACATCTTTTGCGTGAACCTGAATAGTTTCCCCATCATCTCTCTCAACTGTAAAATTCCACTCTGGTGTAGGTTTGTAATTTATTTTTTGTAAAGCATATATCCTAGGCCAAGATGGTTTATCATCTGATAAAACACCAAACTTTCTTTTTAAACACACAGGTTTCACACAAACTGGAGATAACAATTCACCGTTACATTGATAACCTTTTGTTTCTTTTTCCCAACTTTTTATTTTAGACTTCACATGATCATCTGTCCATTTTGAGTCAAACTTAAAATAATTTCTTGCAGCTTCAACTATCTTATCTTTCCAGGTATCTGGATATTTCTTCTTTGCAAAAACCATGTAGTTATATAAAAATCTATCTCTATTATCTGTCATTATTTCTTTTGTTAATACACCCAAACAAGGTGGACCATCTACAAACTCTTCTCCACTTCCTTTTAGTTCATCTGATATTATTTTCTCCTGTATATCTTTTAATTGTTTTTTACTTACAGCATTTAATTCAACACATTTTAAAAATAAATCTAAAGACATTTCTGTTCCGTCAGGTGAAAGTGCTTTTCTTTCATCTCCGTTGTAAGGTAAGTTAATAAAATTTCCGTTTGTTTTGTTACCTTCTTCGTCGGAAGATCTTAGATTTGTTTGTTTTGGAAATATTTCTGTTTTAATTGACAACTTAAATACATAAAGCATTTGTTCTAAGAACTGTCTTATTTCAATCGCTTTTACAAATTCAGCTGTGAAGACATATAAATGAAGTCCTCCGCTTTTTGACAATATAGGTATGATTGGTAAATTTTTTTCTTGAATTGTTTTTAAATAAAATTCTCTATCAATTGGATATTTATCTACATCTATTGCACCAAAACGTGCTAGTCCATCATCAGTGCATGGTTGAATACCAATTGACTTATTTCCTTTTAAATGCTGCTCGTAGTCTTCATCTGTTACTCTTATTGAAGACCATTCATGTTTAAATTTTTTCTTTCCTGTCTCTGGATCTACATAACCTTGATCTGTTTTACAGACACCATAATTACGTGTTAGACCTGTAAAATATTTTATAAACTCTTTCATGCTTACCCAATTCTAAGGGCGCATCTAGTCTCCCGTCAGCGCCCTTTTGTACAACTTCCCTTGGGAAATTAGATAATATCTTCCTTATTACCTGATTCAACCTTTTCATACTTAGGTTGTGCCGCACCTTTAAAAGCCTCTTCTTGAAGCTTTTTAGCTGTCTCATAAACATTTATTTCAAAATCATCAGATAAATCTAACATTTTGACTTTCGATGGTTTATAGACATGCCAGTTCTTGTCTCCCCAACTTTTACCTGCTGTTTTGAGATTGAACACTGCAGAGTATGCTGCAGGTCTGAAAGAACCTTTGTCGTCATGAGCTCTTAAGTTTTGAATTAAATTATTTAATTCTCTACCTGGAGTCAAATTTGACGATCTCATAGGTATTACAGCTTTTCTGATCTCACTGTCGACCAATGCAAGTACATAGAAGTACATGGTTTTTTCTACATAATTACCATTTGATAATCTGTACTTACCGTTTTTTTCTTCTACTGAGTCTGCTGGTGGTTCCATGTGGGTGCCCACTGGAGCTAAAGCGCTGTCCCCTCGTTCTTGCCACTCTGGATATCTAGTCTGAGAATGACAAACGACTACATTGAGTCCTTTATCGCCATCAATTAAAGATCCAAAGCTGCTAGAATATATCATACCTGGTTTAGCACCAGTGACATATTTAGCGCTTCTATCGTTACATTCTGGAGAAAGTTGATGAAGAATTTTTAAAATCGGAGTCGAAGTATCGCTCGCTTTAATTTCTTCTGTGCCTTTGCCAGAATCAGCTCTTAAGTTTAAGGGTGATAGTGCACCTGCACTATTCTTTTTTACCATTTGAGTATTATTTGACATAATATTTACCTCTTATTGTTTAACGTTTATTTTTAATTTTCGTCTGATTTCCATCAAACGTCCAAAAAAGATCTTCAGGAACATCGTTTCCTTTGTTCTTCCAATCTTCCATGGTTACTTTTAGGGTCGAAGGATGAACTGCTTCTTTTTGAGAAGGTTCATACCCTTGACCCTTTGCAAGGGTGACATAAGCCACTGCCTTGTTTTCTTCGCCCTGACCAAAGTTAACTGTGATTTCATTTTTCACAATATCACCTAAGCCATTGTTTCGAAGCCATTGTATCGCCTCTGCCTTTTTATCAGCTTTTATTGTAGCACTATACACTTTTTTAATAGATAGTTCAGAACCATCTTTTAATTTTACTGTACTTAAATTTAACTTATTCATTATCTCAGGAATAGTAAAATTATTTATATATTTTTCCTGTTCCTTTAATTCTTTTAGTTTAGACTCTGCCTCGGATACTTGAGCTCCAATGCTTTTTAATTTTTCAATCGCTTCAGATAATTCTGAAGGGTCAATTGCATTCACCTGATCAGGTGCATCTTCTCTTAAGTTTATCATATATTTACCTCTTTCAATTTAACTTTCATACCTGGATATATATTAACGACTCAGTATTTTGTCAATACTAATTTTGAAAAAGATTTATCTCTATAGGAAAATAAGACGCTTGTCTCCTGTCCCATTTCAATAATTTATATTTTCCGTTAGTAATATCACTTGCAACAGAGCATACTACTCCTATTAGAGCAGGATCTCCATATAGCAGCAGATAATCATCTGATGTAAATTCTTTTAAACTATTTCTTATCTCTCTAATTAAAGGCCCTGGTGAAAACTGCATTTGTTTCAACCTAGAAAACATTACCTTAATTTCGCCATATTTTATTGCAGGGGACAAATCAAACCTAGGTTGTCCAACCTTTTCGGGATCTTCGTGTTCTTTAATTAAAGGAAGATCTTGAACTAAATAAACTTTTGCCATTGACTTTTTACCTTTCTCTTCATATATAAGACGTAAGAAAGAAAAGTAAAGATATATTTTATGATAAATTATAAATTTAAAACACAGCCATATAAACATCAATTAGATGCATTAGAAACTTCATGGGACAAAGAAAACTTTGCCTATTTTATGGAGATGGGAACTGGTAAATCAAAAGTTCTATTAGACAATGCAGCTATGCTATACGATAAAGGTTTAATAAACGGACTTATAATTATTGCACCAAAAGGTGTTTATAAAAATTGGTATGACTCTGAGATACCAACACATCTTCCTGATCACATATTTAAAAAAGTGGTTCTTTGGAAAACGTCCGATAAATCTTTAAAACAAAAAAGTATACTACGTACTTTGTTTGAGACAGGTACAGAATTTCATATTTTAATTATGAACGTAGAGGCTTTTTCATCTGCAGATGGACCTATGTTCGCTAAAAAATTTTTATCTTCTCACAATGCTATGATAGCTATTGATGAGTCTACAACTATAAAAACACCAACTACAAAAAGAACTAAAAATATTATAGCGCTGAGAGAACTAGCTAAATACAGGAGGATCTTAACAGGTTCTCCTGTAACTAAATCACCATTAGATTTATTTAGTCAATGTGAGTTCCTTGATCCTTGGCTCCTAGGGCATTCTTCATATTGGACATTCAAAGCTCGTTATGCTGTTACTAGAAAAATACAGGCTCATGGTAGGCAAGTTGAAATTGTTGTGGGTTATAGAAACCTTGGAGAGTTATCTGAAAAGATACAGCCATTTTCAAAAAGAGTTTTAAAAGATGACTGCTTAGATTTACCAGAAAAAACATTTTTAAAACATATTGTTGAATTAACAAAAGACCAAAAGAAAGTTTATAAACAAATGAAAGAAGAAGCTATTGCTTTTCTTGATGGTAAAGTTCTTTCTTCTGCAACCGTGATGACCCAGTTAATGAGACTTCATCAAATTACGTGTGGACATTTTACAGCTGATGATGGTGTTATAAAAAATTTACCATGTAATAGAGTTACAGAGCTTATGGACATATTAGATAACGTACACAACAAGGCTGTTATCTGGTCACATTACACGCATGATGTAAAAAGAATTATTGAAGAGATAAAAAATAAATACGGTGAAGATTCTGTTGTAGACTATTTTGGTGAAACTGATCAAGATCAAAGGTCAATTAATATAAAGAAATTTCAAAACGATGACAAGTGTAGATTTTTTGTAGGAACCACACATACTGGCGGGTATGGTATCACATTGACTGCAGCTAGTACAATGATTTATTTTTCAAATGGCTATGATTTAGAGAAAAGACAACAATCAGAAGCACGTATTGACCGTATTGGACAAACAAAACCCATGACTTACATTGATATTATTTCAGAAAATACTGTTGATGATAGAATTGTAAAAGCTCTTCGTAGTAAAGTTAATATTGCTAATGAAATTATGGGTGAAGATTTGAAAGCTTGGATTTAAAAAAATCCTTTATCAAAAACTTTTTCTAACAGCAGAAGTGATACCGCCCCAACAGTACCCAATAACACCCAATAGATCTTGTCTATCTTACCACCCAAATCGTGTATACCATCATGCATGTGTTGAACATCTTTTTTTAATCCTGTTATATAACCATATATAGAAAGCAAATGCTCTCTTGTTGTTTTGGGTTTTAATTTATCTCCGTTGGGCATTATTTCTTTTTAACTCCTTTAATTTTTTTCTTGTTTAAAGATGCATAGAAAACTTTTGCTCCACGTTTTGCACCATACTGTCTTTGCATGGAGTTCATTATTTTTTTACCTTTTTTATTTAGTGGCATTACGATATTCCTCTATTTCTTAATCTTATCAACTGTTCTTCTGGTGATAATAATGCTTGTTCAATCGGTGTCAATCCTGAACTTGTTGCACCTCCTTGCGGTATCAAAGCTGCTTGAACAGCCTGAGTGCTAGGCATAGGTGTTTGTGGTAAAGGTGGTGTTTGTATTTCGTTTTCTAAATAATTTTCTATATTTAAATTCCAAGACTCACCTAATCCTATGTTTTTAAAATCTCTAAACATTTGTCTTAGTTTTGGTTTTACCTCTAAGAATACATTTGGATCACCTAATTCTCTTGCTATTTCTCTAAATCTAGCTTCAATGTCTTCTGAAGGAAAGTATGGTTCAAATTTTCCTCTTCTTAAACTATTAAAATTTTTTTCTGAAATTTGTCTGTCATCGAATTCTCTTTTTAAAGTTCCTTGGCTAACACCTAATATTTCTGCTGCATTTAAATTATTAAACATCTCTTGTTGAACATCAAATCTGGCTCTATTAGAAGTATAAAATCTATCAATAACTTGATTTGGTTTTATTCTACCACCTCTTAATATTCCAAAGTAACCACCTGTAAATTCTCTTCTAGCATTTCTTATACCTGTTTGATACTCAGCAATTTTAAATCCCATGGACTGTAGCGGATCAACTTTAATAGGTCTAAAGCCCATAAATCCAGCTAACTCTGGTCCTATTTCTAATTGATCACCTCTTTTTGTAGGCACACCAAAAGATGCTTGGCCTAACCTTTGAAACTGTTTGTAAGATGGTGCAAGAGCTTCACCTAAATGCAAAAATTGAATTGCCATTTTATCACCTAAAGATGTTTCTGGTGTATATAAAACTCTACCTTCTGGTGTTCGTCCACCTCTAATTGTTAAGTCTGTCATTGCTTCTGTCCAAATAGATTCACCAATAAAAGGATTCATTATTTCTGATGACGCTTGTCCTATACCTGCTGCAAAACTTGATAATAATTGTTGATCGTTCATTTCACCATCTTGAATATTATTAAACAAAGTTCTTAATGGTCTAGCTATAACGTCGTAAGCATTGCTGTGACTAAAATCAATATATCTTAACTCTCCGTCTTCATCTTTAATTGGAATGATGGTAGAGTTTTTAGACCAGTCAGGAACAAATCTTCTTAATGCATCTAATTCTTCTTCAGTAACATCATATAAAGCTTTTGCTCCTTCTACTAAACCAACTGGTACGACAGTTGTAAAAGTTGCAAGACCTAATAATCTTTTCATACCATCCGCATAGAAAGGGTTATCATTTTTAACAAGTTCACCCGTGAATTCATCTCTAACGTAAGGTAATAAATTACTTCCAATAGTTGGCTTTGAGTGTCTCATTTGACGTACACCAAGTTCTGCAATATTAGTGCTTGTTCTAATCATCTCAGATGGAAATGACATAAAGTTACCAATTGGTAATAATCTTGATGTCTTAACAGCAGAACCTACATATTCATAGTTTGGAACAGTGTTCTTAACGATATCTGCTGCTTCTCTTTTTAAAGTTTGATCGTCTACAAGTATTCCCGCTTTTGCATATCCTCTTTTTAGTTTAGCTTTTTCCATTAGATAACTTGTTATTTTAAATGCATCATCTTCAGCAACATATTTACCTTGAGCAAACTGCAC